AGAGTTTCTTGACCGCTTTGGAGTGTTTGATGTTGTCATTGAGAACATGTCAATGCCACAAACTCAGGGATTCAGAAATGTTCAGGCAGCTTGATCATTGCTGTATCTGTGAACATATCCCAAGAGGATGAGATGTCAATTTGGTTTGCATAATCAAAGACAAACTCTCCAATCTTTATATTACAGATTAGTCTCAGCATTATACAATCACTAAATTACTTTCACTCTCAGAAGTTAAAACAGCAATTTTCTCCTCCTCTCTCACCTTAATCTCAAGAGGTGTGTCAGATACTAAGTTGAAAGAAACTGCCTGAACATTTCTGAATCCCTGAGTTTGTGGCATTGACATGTTCTCAATGACAACATCAAACACTCCAAAGCGGTCAAGAAACTCTGATGTAAATTTTAAGGGTATCGGAGCTCTGTCAATCTCAATCATCCTCCTCACATCATCGGCAGGATATTTCTCAGAGTCTTGCGAAACAATTACAGCCTTTACATTGATGATAAAATCTCCATCTGAAATATACTCTTTGACTGTTCCTGTCCTTCCCTGTACCTCTGTTTTGACAATGTTCTTTGTCTTGTTTGCAGTCATTAAAACTGAATCTAATTGAAGTCCCTCAAACTCTATTGTTTGACCTCTGTCCTCATAAGATCCTCCATCAAATACTAAGTTTGATAGTATAGGAGTACCAAATTGAGAGACAGCAACAGAGGGATCATTTCCTGCAAATTCTGCAAAGTCGTACTCCTCATTATTTTCAAGCCTCCTTAATCCTAAATCGGTGAATATAAAATTAAACTCTGCCATTATCCTGCTTGTATGTTTACATCATTTACTGCTCTGAGTAATTCTCTTGAGATTATGTCTCTGATTTCTCCTGCTCCCTCAGTCAAGTTTGTTGTCTTGACATTAAGCTCCTCAACAAGTTTGTTGATTGTAATGTTTATGTTTGTTAGTTTTGATCCTTTTGCTCCTGACACATCAGCTCCCAAGTTTCCTGCAGTTGATAATCCTGCAACAGATGCTGATCCTGCAGCTCCTGCTCCTCCTCCTGCCTGACCTGTCAAAAGACTTTCAACTCCAAGCTGATCAGATTCCTTTGCAGCCTCAACTTGTAATGTCTGAGACACCTTGCCTCCAATATCTGTGACATCTTTAATTGCTCTCTGTATAGTTTCAAAACCTGCAGAGATCCCTTTCTTTATTTGAGCAGGATCAAAAGTGAATACTCCTGCAATAATATCTCCAACAGCTCCAAACAGATCAATCATTGTTTTGAGTCCCTCTGTCACTTGATCAAGAACAATGTTTATGATGTCAGGCAATCTCTGAAATATAATGAAAGCCTGAGTCATTACCTCTCCAAATGTTCCCATCTCTCCTGATGCAAGTCCTAAAGCATTTGCAATCCTACCTAATATAGAAAACAATACTTTGAAAGGAATCAGAATCAGTTTCAATGGGATCATTAAAATTGAGATGTTAATCTTTATCAGCTGCATGACTGTACCTAAGAAAGAAAACTGATCTCTTGTTGTGGCAAGTTGTCCGGATAACATTTGGAATCCTTTTGCAATGTCGTCAATTACAGCTCTTAAAACTGTGTTCATGAATCCTGATCCATCCTCAAAAGACAAGACAAGTCCCTCCCATGCAGATGATAACAATGTCAATGATCCCTCAAGGTTGTCAAGTTTAACTCTTGCAATCTCATCTGCTGTACCTCCTGCTTTTCTGAGGGTCTCCTCATATTCTGAAATACCCTCAGCTCCTGCATCCAATAATTTAATCATTGAACCACCTGCAATCCTACCAAAGATTTTCATGATGTCAGTGGTATCAGCTCCTGCCTCCTCCAACTGTCCAACAATATCAGTCAAGCTCCTCATTGATCCATCTGAATCTTTTACGGAAACTCCAAGCCTATCAAGTGTTGATTGAATTGCGTTGGTTGGTGCTGCTAATCTTGTAAAGGCATTTTTCAATGCTGTCCCTGCTTTACTTCCTTGAATACCTGAGTTTGCAAGTATACCAATTGCAGCAGACACCTCTGTGAATTGTAGTCCTAATCCTGATGCTATTGGAGCAGCTTCTTTGAAAGCCTCTGCAAGCTGTGTTAAATCTGTATTGGATGTTGTAAAGGTTTTAGCCATTACATCTGAAACGGCTGCAAGTTGATTTGCCTCAAAACCATATCCACTCAATACATTTGATGCAAGATCTGCTGCTGTTGCCAAATCAATTGACCCAGCTGCTGCAAGACTTAATGTGGATGGTAATGCACTTAATATCTGATTGGTATCAAAACCTGCTTGAGCAAGGAATCCCATTGCATCTGATGCCTGAGAAGCTGAGAAAGTTGTTGTCTGACCTAAATCCTTTGCTTGCTGAGAAAGCATCTCAAACTGTTCTCCTGTCGCACCTGTCAAAGCCTTGACATTACTCATTGATTTCTCAAATCCTTTGGAGATGTTGATGATCTCAGTTATGCCTGCTACAACTGCACCTGCAGCAAGAGCAGGAGCGAATCCTGCAAGTAGGTTCTTTATACCTCCAAGCTGTTTGCCTACTCCTCCAAGTGCTTTCTGAGCCCCTGCAGTCTGTACAGTTAAAAGATAATTAACATTAGTAGTTGACATTCTTACTCTTTTTTAGATCCCATCAGAGATGCACTCATCCGATTGTTTTCAAAGTTAAGACAATACTCAAGATCTCTCCAAGTTTTTGCCCACTCATTATCTGTGAGTTCAGTTGGATCAATTTTAAAGTGGAATCTGATCAAGGCATTTATTTTCCTGAGCTGATCCTTTTCCTTATCCTCTGATAGTTTTGGGAACTCCTCTAATTTTTTTTTAGAACACCACCTGCAATCTGAACTAATCCAATTGCCTGCATTGCAAACGCAACAAGTAGCTCATCATTTGAGAGGATATCCTTGTCTCCATCTAACCAACAAGCCTGCAGTATTCTCTGACCTGCTGTCACAAATTTTGGAGCTCTGTCTCCTATTGGAGTAATCAATCCAAGTGCTGTCTCATAAGTGTTTCTATCAGGCTTTCTAAGTAAGCAGTACTTATCATCTACTACAATGCTATGAACTACAGAATGATTCTGCTTGTGGAATTTGATTTTATCAGCCATTTCTGCATTCATTTTCTTTAATGCATCAACCTTTGTTTTTAGATCAGCTTTTGCCTGATCCTTTTCAGATAGTACTTTTGTCATGATTATATTTGTTTGAAAATTCCTGAGTTTTTTGCAGTTTCCTCGTACTGGGTTGTACAATTATTTGCATTTACTTTGATGTCTTTGTGTCTGTGTTGATACACTTTCACAGTTTCACCTGTGTCTAATTTTATTGATTCTATTTCCATTGTTTTGTTTGTTTGTCCAAAACAAAGGTAATAAACTTTTTGAATAAAAAAAAAGACCCTACATCAAGCAGAGTCTTTTTAAGGAAACAATCAAACAAAAATCTATAATGTCCATTGTATGTGAGAGGTGGCAAGCTCAATGTCTGTGCTCACTCCTGTGTCTCCTTGAGACATATCTCTCCCATTGTTTTTAAATCTGCAATTCTTAATGATGTGGTTTGCAGGTGCTCCATCTGCTGTAGCAAATGAAACTGTCACATCAAACTCAGGAATCTCCATGATGTCACCGTTTGGAGCTGCAAGTTGCAACCTCTCAAGTTCAATCATGTGCAATCCTATTGTTGCGGTGCTTTCTACATTTCCAAACCCTCTGTTAACAGGTCTTTTCCCTGATCCAAAGTTTTCAACAACCTCTCTTGTTTCAGAGTATGCTATTGATGCAATACCTGCAACAGGTACTCCTGCAATAGTTGCTGTAATTTGTGCCCAATCGTAAGATCTGCCGTTTATAAGTGGTGTAAATTCTGCCATAATTATTCTACTTAAAAATTAAATGTTTAGAGCATATCCAATTGTAAACTCAATTGCTCTTGCTACTCCAACAGGAACAATCTTGACAGTCACTTTCAATGTTGATGTACTCAACACATTCTGAGAGGGATCAATAGTAACCTCAAACGCTGAGATCTCTTGATTTCTTTCCATCTCCTCAAGAGCTCTGCTTGTCAATGATGTAAATACAGCAACAGTCTCCTCGAAAAGAGATCCATCAGCATTCACAATCAATGGGCTGTTAAGCTCAGGTAAAACAAATTTCCTGATTCCCCTTGATGCTTTATCAATAGTTCTGTTGTTTTCAATAAAAGCAAAGTCACTTGTCACAGCAATTGCCGTTGGGCTGTCATTGTGAAAAGTTCCTGTCAATCCTGACTTGGTAAATTTACGCAAGAAGATATAACCCTTATCATTTAACGCATCAAGGAATGATGTTGCTTTTGATTTAACAAGATCTCCATTTGCAAAAGCAGCAATCTCCAACTCAGTCCCATTAGATAGGTTGAATTTTTGAATCCATGCAATTGACTCATTTACATTTGCCAAAGACACCGCTCCCAATGTAGCTCCAAGAGTTGTGACTGATGCTGATGTGCTAACTGCCAAAGCAGCTCCCTCAGCACCTCCATCCTCTCCGATTACTACAGATACAAGAGAATCTGTCAAGGCTCTCAAGTCTGTCAATGTGCTTAGATCTGCAGTCCCTGAAATATCAGGACAAAGAATGATGCTTAATGGTTGTGAGTCTGCTCTTAACGATGCAGCCTCAGCTTGTAATGCAGTTACATTTGCAACAGCAAACGCTGCTTGTAATTGAATTACTCCAAGTTGTCTGATTTCACCCTCTGCCTCAAGTTGTAAAACTGAAACATCAGCAAAATTGTATGCTGTGAATATAATTGCACTTGCATCAACAATGTAAATCCAAAGTTCTCCTTTAGGTTGTATCCTAAAATACTCCTGTACATGATAATGAATCACTCCAAAATCAGCAGATCCTGCAACAATTCCAAGAGCAACAGCCTCAGTCAGTGAGAATACTTTTTTGATTCTGTCAGTTCCAAATCCTGCAGGTAATGTTGCGTTTGGTTGATAAGAGATCAGTCCTGAGATGTGATCTTTATCTGCAAGAGGTCTATCAAGACCGCCCTCTCCAATAATAATATCTAAATTAGGTAGTCCCATTATTTATCTCTTTTAAAGGTTAAAATTTCTACACCTTTTGAAGTAGCCTCTGCATGATGTTTCT